GATGGTGCAGTCCACTGCATCTTACGTTCAGACCACTTAATACCGGGCCATATCTTACGATACATTTCCTGTGACTTAAAGATAAGTTCTCTTAGTTCTTCTGTAGTATGTCGTAGGAGCAATCCTGAGAAGGCTGGATGGCCCATAAACCGTAATGGGTCAGCCAACATAGCGTATGACTTACCCCCACCTGCAGAGCCACCGTATAAAACCTCACGCTCACCTGCTGCTAGAAAGTTTGTCTGTGGTCCAGCATTAGGTTTAAAGATAATGTTATGCTGCTCTTCTACAGGAGCAAGGTCATCTACTATTATCTTTGCTGGTTCAGGCTGCGTTTGTTTCTTGGTTGTCTTGCTCTTTCGCCCCGATGCGGTTGTTTTCAAGTTCTTCCGCTTTGGCGATTGCCTTTTTCGCATAGTCTGCCCATCTGCGTAGGCTTCCAGCTTTGTTTTTTCTTCGTCGCTCATTATCTAACCGTTTCTTTAATCCTACATGAGATATAGTTCTGCCAGTGTTTCTAGTCAGCCAGTTGGCTACCTCACGATAAGAGTACTGCTTTAAGTACTTCTTGGCTTTTACAAGCATATCAAGTTCGTGTTCAATTGGCAAGAGGATTCCATTATCATCTGGATCTATTTCATATCCAAAGGGAACGGTACGTGCTACACGTGGAATAGGAACCCATTCGTTATCTTCTTGTAGGTCTGTCGGTTGTGGTAGTTTCCATTGTCCTAATGGTTTAGTCATCGTCATCCTGTGTTTGCTTAGCTGGCATAAGCATTACACCACCCTTAGCTTCTACTTGCATTTTCTCAGTTTTAACTAAACCAGTACGATCAAGTAGCTCTTTAGCTGCTGTCATCTTATCACGAATACCTAGCTCAGTAGGATCATATAGCGCACTAACCATAGCCATTGCAGCTTTGGGTACGTTACGTGCTAAGTAGCTATGTGTTACGTCAATGATTTCTTCTTTAAGACTATTTGTAATCTCAGTGTTAGAAGTATTTTCAGAGTACCCAGCAAGTTTCTTAGCCATAGTAACATCGCCACCTGCCTCGTCCATAAGGACTGCAAGAAACTTTTGTTGGCGTTCTGTTAATTCTCTAGCCATTACATCATCTCAAAATGTGGGGCATCAATAAATGGTCTACGGGATTGTGACCTACGGAGATCTACGTATGCATTCATTGCATCTTCTGCAGTACCTGCATACTGACGAATGTCTCCTTCACTCCATGCAGCACCCCATTTAATTGCTACATCGTTCTTTCTAGCGGCTTCAGCCATAGCATCACAGATGTCATCATAGACATTGAGTTCCCAAGAAATGTCTGAACCAAAGTATGCGACTAGATCTACAGCACGACCTTCAAGATGCTTAGACTTCATAGTCTGTGATCTACCAGATTCGTACAGTTTCTTTTGTTCTTCTAGTGTACGTAGTCCAAAGGTAACACCAAAGTCTACTTTAGTAATACCAATAGCATCTTTAACTACTGATACAATACCTTCATCTACACCTTCTAGTTTCTTTAAACTTCTACTGCTTAATTTAAATGCCATTACTTTTTCCCAAAGAATTTACTTACAGAACGGATACCTATGCTGGCACTTACAATACCGCCAAGGCTATACTGATACCACGCTGGCATAGTTTCTAGTGCAGCAAAGCCAGCTTGCACAATGTTATTACCCCAATCTCCACAGAAGGCTAAAATTAACGGAATACTAAATAGTAAAGTAATCCACTCATCTTTCCAGCTATTCTGTGTAGCTTGTATAGCAGCAAGATCCCAGTCAATCTCACCAGTAGCTTGCTTTACTTTAATCTCAGCATTAGCTTTCTGTACAGCTACTTTACCATCAAGGTATGTAGTTGCTAGCCCACCTACTGCTCCTAAAATCTGACCAATCATTTTTCGTTATTTAACCATACAGCAAAAGCACCCGTCATAGCACCAGTAACAACACTAATAAGAGCACTCTGTTGAGTACTCAAGTCAGGCTGTGTTAATGCCCATTCAATACAGCGAATGTACATAACGGTCATAACCAACATCATAAGACGTGGCATAATCTTCCAAGCTAAGATACGTTCCATAGCTACTGTCATTTAAGTTCTCCTGAATCTAGCGGTCTTCTTTGCAATGCCTTTAGGTTGAGCCACATGCTGCTTACCTGCCTTCGTGCCTTTTCGTTTAGCTCTGGTTGTAGCTGCATACTCACTGCTGCTAAGAGACTTAATAGCCTTAGCAGGTAAATAACGCTCACCAGTTTTAGCACTAGGCTTGCCACTTTTAGTTCGCCAATCTTGCTTAGTCCATTTCTTTAAAGACTTTTGAGACTTAGAGAGGGCCACTACTTGTAGCCCCCACCTTTTGCTTTATATTGCTTTGCGACCATTTGTGCCTTACGTGCGCTCCACTGTCCGGGTTTTCCACCCTTGCTCCCAGCTTTAACGGATGCGACAAGACGTTTGCGCATAGTAGGCTTAGTATAATTTCCCGCCGCATTAACCGTAGACTTTTTGCCTGATTTCGCCACGACTGATCCCCATGTCATGCAGTTCCTTGTCACTTAGATTCATAAGAATCCAATAGTCGGCTCTGCGTTGCTGATTTTCTTGTATCTTTTTAAACATACGTTTTAACATATTCTATCTCCTGTATATGTAGGTAAGCGTTACTTACCCTTACAGAGATAGTTATATCATACTTAGTTATAACATATAATAGTTAAGATTGCAATCCCGTTATGCACTAAATGCATTATGCAATAATAAAGTCTACGATCTGTCCATCAGGAGTACGTAGTTTATTTGGATTAGGATTGTACGCATACATTTGATTCACTAGCTTTAGATCTTCTACTGGTGTATCAGGAGTAATGCGATTAGGTTCTTCTAGTTTGTATTCTTCATTATTTCTACTGGACCTATCCTTGTCTGCCTTCTCAAACACAATGTTATCATGTGTCTGAAAAGGAAAACTAGGTAAAGGAAAGTGAGAGATAAGTGTCATTACTTCTTTTTCTTAGCCATTCCACCACGCATCATTTTCTTCTTAGCTGCCATACCGCCACCACGCATCATGGTTTTTTTAGCCATACCACCGCCCCGCATAGGTGTTTTCTTTTTCATTGCTCTAGGTTTCATTGCCATTGTTTATGTCTCCGTTGCCTTCTATCTAATACGAGTGCTTCATACTCGTCTTTAGGATACACATCATAATATCCTAATTTTTCTAACCGTAAACTTGCGTCATCTACTTTACTTAAAGATTGAATAAACAACATAGCGTATTCATCTTCTATATCAGACTCCCACTCATGCTCATATAAAAAGTCTAAGTCTGCATCTTCTGCACCGTAGTCAGGATGAAACTCCATTATGTGCAAATCTCTAGGTGTGTACGTATCGTTTAAAAGTGTAGTAAACTCTTTAAGCTGCAGCGGTGACGGAAAGTAATATGATGCAACTACAACTAAGTCATACGTATTATCAAACATATTAGCTTGTGTAATAGCCTCAATGCCAAGGTGCTTAGTTTCTACTACACGTACTTTGTTTTGCTTCCATGCTTGCTGTGCATAAGGACATGCGGGTAGGCCACCTAAAGCATCATTAGGTATTTCTAATACTTTACGTGACCAATCCCGTATATCACTTTCTATGCTCACTAATTAAACAAGCCACCCTTACGCATGTCTACGTGACCCTTAGTAACTTTGCCACCACTCTTCATGTAGCCCATTTTATTGCGTACAGCAGTAGGCAGTTTCTTCAGGCCAGACTGACTTGCGGAAGGTTTAGTGAGGCCACCTTTAGCGAAAGGCATAGGGGGAAGTGTTACAGGTTTAGCTTTACGATCTGAAGCAGACTGTGCAGACTTACGTGAGGCACGTGATACTTCTTCAGATTGCATCTTTTCAAACTCTTTAACTTGTCTATCTAACAAGTCTTGCATAGTCTTTTTACGTAAGCCATCGGGCATGTCATCAATGCGTCTTTGCATAGCAGCAAATTGATTAGCAGTCTTAGCTTGCTTAATGTCTGTAGCACTGACAGTCATCTTTTTAGCAATAGAACCTTTTTTCTCTGTAACTTTAGCTGCTGCTTTAGCTTTACCACTTTTACTTTTTTCTGCTGCTTTCTTGCGTTTCTTTTCAGCAGCCTCCATTGAAGCTTTAGTTTTAGCGGGTACATCTTTAGTTTTTACGCCAACACGTTCTGCTTTAGCCGCACCAGCAGCCGCTTCTCTACGAGCCTCTAACTCTTTCATCTTTTTAGCTTGCGCCGCTCGTTTCTTTGCGTCTGCTGCTTTTTTTTCAGTTTTTTCTTTAGTATTAGGTATTTGTGCAGCATAATCTTCAGTTTTAGTCATTTGACTACGAATTTCTGCCATATTTTCATACAGTTTAACTTGTTTATCTGTATTACCTTCTTCTATTGCTGATTTTAATTCATTAGAAACACTAGAAAGTTGATTATTTAACGATTTATTAGCAATATCGTATGTCTTTTTTTCCATTTTAGACATTCTTTCTTCCATTTCAACTAATTTTTGTTCAGCTTCTGCTCTTTTAGCTACTTCTTTTTGGATTCTCTTACGAACTTTAACAGAATAAGGCATATCTTCTGAATATTCTGGAACTTTTTTTTCTTCAAGTTTAACTTCTCTCTCGTTTTCGTAAGTTTTATCTATTTCTTTCTCATTAGAAGGTTTTTGTTCTACTAAATCCTCTAAAGGATTAGAAGGTACATTTACTTCTTTTTCCTTTTCAGGTTCTTCTAACAAAACTTCTAATTC